ATTGTGGAGAACGCCTACGAGCGTCTGGCAATAATGGAACTAGAATGCCGACTGCCGCAGCGCGAGATCGAGCGCATGGTAAGGGAAATGTATGAGCTTCCTGACGACTTTGAGTTTAGAAGACCTGAATCGCCTGAGGGAAGTAGCTAAAAAGGTATTCCTCCAGTACAACCCACCTGAGTTTTACACGGATCGGGAAGCCGACAGGATTATCGAGGCGATGGGTCCAGAAATCATGGAACAGCGGATCAAGCAGATGGTGGACGCTGGCCTGATGAAGGGCAAGATTCAGGTTAGAACCTGATGGCATTCGAGTTTAAGTACAAACCTGCTGGCGAAACACTGCGCCAGTTTATGCTGGACGACCACTTCTTTCGTGGTGTCCGTGGTCCGGTAGGTAGCGGCAAGTCGGTTGCCTGCTGTGTCGAAATCTTCCGCCGTGCTGCTGCTCAGAAACCGGGCAAGGATGGCAAGCGGAAATCCCGCTGGGCCGTAGTTCGTAATACCAATCCGCAGTTGAAGACCACGACCATCAAGACATGGATTGACTGGTTTCCTGAGGATGTCTTTGGTCGCTTTGGCTGGTCTGTACCGTACAACCACAACATCAAGATTGGCGATATTGACCTTGAGGTGATCTTCCTAGCCCTAGATCGCGAAGAAGATGTCCGAAAGTTGCTGTCCCTTGACCTGACTGGTGTGTGGGTGAACGAAGCCCGCGAGGTTTCCAAGTCCATTATTGATGCCTGCACCATGCGTGTAGGCCGATACCCCTCGATTAAGGACGGTGGCCCAACTTGGTATGGCGTAATCTGCGATACCAACGCCCCGGAAGACGATCATTGGTGGCCGATCATGGCTGGTGAAGTGCCGATGCCAGATAATGTTCCCAGAGAAGAAGCCCTGATGCTGGTCAAGCCAGAAGACTGGGTTTTCTACAACCAGCCGCCGGGAATGACCGAGGTAAAGAACGATTCTGGCGAGGTGGTCAAGTACATTGGTAATCAACTGGCGGAGAATTTCCATAACCTGCCGGGTGATTACTACAAGAAAATTATTACAGGTAAGACGAAATCGTGGATTGATGTCTATGTGCTGAACAAATTGGGTACGATTGAGTCTGGTAAGGCCATCTACCCAATGTTCAACGAGCAGGTTCATATATCCAAGGAGCCGATCCGCGTCATTCCTGAATTGCCTGTTTATATTGGCATCGACTTTGGTCTTACTCCTGCTGCTGCTTTTGGTCAGAGGCTAAGTTCTGGTCGCTGGTTAATCTTCCACGAGGTCGTAACCCGCGATATGGGAGCAGTCCGGTTCTCGGAATTGCTGCGAAACCAGATCCAAGCAATCTGTCCGAGCAACGAACTGCACATTTATGGCGACCCGGCAGGTGATTTCCGCGCCCAGACAGACGAAGTAACACCATTCCAAATCCTGCGGGCCAATGGAATCAAGGCATATCCTGCTCCTAGCAATGATCCTGTCCTGCGAATCGAGTCGGTACAAGCACCGCTGAATCGCATGGTGGACGGTATGCCCGGATTTACGATTGATGCATCCTGCAAAACCCTGATTAAGGGGTTCCGTGGTGGCTATAACTACCGCCGAGTATCGGTTTCGGGCGAGGTGCGGTACGAAGAAAAGCCCAGCAAGAACAAATATTCCCATGTGCATGACGCATTGCAGTACCTATTCATTGGTGCGGGCGAGGGAAGATCGTTAACAACGAATGCCAATAAGCCAGCGCAAGTGGCGAATGGGAGGTCCAATTGGAACATCTGGGATCAGAGAGCGGGATTCGGGAAGAACAAAGGTTGGGGGAGCCTCAACCGCCGGAATTCGATTGGCTAGTTATGTTTATTGACAAAGATGATCCTGACCGCTGGTGGGATTATTTATTTCACACTCGAAAAGGTTTTAAGCATGTATGCGCCATTGGATACCAGCCGGGTAGCTACCACTGGATTTTTATGGACTGGACTTCTAAGTTTTTCCAGACTTGGATTTACCATCCGCTTGCTGCCAAGGATGTAATCAACTGGGCAAAGAATGAAAGAAATGCCACGATTGTGTCGTATCGGCCCCGCCGGGATAAAAATTCCGTTTTTAATTTCTCCATACTATACTGCACCCAAGCCATCAAGCACCTACTGGGTCTTAAAGGCTTATTTGTGCTGACTCCGTGGCAACTGTATAAGCAGATGATGCGGACAGGCGGGACGCTAATTCACAAGGGAGAATGGAAATGAATAGTCCAAGTGCGCCACCTCCTGCGCCGGAACAACCGAAAGAACCAGATCGCATGGAGATCGAAGCTGCTGCTGAAAAAGCCAGAAAACGCTCTACTGGTGCAAGATCGAGCAAGGCTAGCTTGTTGAGTGGCGGCTTTGGTGGATTCAAAGATGCAGATACTTTGGGGTAAATTATGGATATTTCAAACTTAATTGACCTACTTCCAATGGCTGCACTATTTAGCAGCCCAAAAGCACCGCCACCTGATCCTGAGTTAGAGCGTCAGCGTAAAGAACGCGAAGAAGCAGCTAAGCGTGAAAAGATTTCTTTGGCAAAAGAAAGAAGTCAGGCAGCTTCCGAAGGATTATCTCGCCGCTCTAAGGGCGTAATGTTAAGTGGCTATAAAGGCTACGAAGATCAAGATACTTTGGGGTAAGTCATGGCCGATCCTAGCTATATCATCAAGCGTTACATGAAGGCCAAACAAGCAAGGGCAAACTGGCTTGATGTTTGGCAGGAGTGCTATGAGTATTCATTGCCGCTGCGTGAAGGCTTTTTTATGGAAGCCCCAGCGCAGTCACGCATGGACAAGATATTTGACGAAACCGCAGTCGTAGGTGTGCAGGAATTTGCATCCAGATTGCAGTACGGCATTGTTCCGAACTATGCAACATGGTTCCGACTTGAGCCGGGTTCAGATATTCCGCTGCAACTACGCAATAAAGTGCAGTCAGAACTGGATGAAATTACCGAATATGTTGGTGAGATTATTCAGAACTCTAACTTTTCGCAGGAAGTCCATGAATCATTCCTTGATCTAGCTGTTGGTACAGCCAATATGCTGATTGAAGAAGGCAATGAAACAAATCCAATCAAGTTTTTGTCTGTACCACTAAGCCAGACAATTCTAGACTCTGGACCATTTGACCAAATTGATGGTGTATTCCGCGAGCGTAGCGTTAAGGCTAAAGACATTTTGACTGTATGGCCTAAGGCTAAGCTGTCAGAAACATTGAACGCTAAAATTCGCAACAATCCTGAGGCAGATGTAGCGTTTATTGACGCTGTATATCGTGACTGGACGGATCGTTCACAGGAAGTACACAACTACTGCGTGATTGATTTGGAGTCGCAGACCAAAATTATCGAAGGTTCGTTCAAGGGTGAGGGTTCTCGTCCTTGGGTTAACTTCCGTTGGTCAAAAGCGGCTGGTGAAATCTATGGCCGTGGCCCGCTGATGAACGCATTGCCTGCAATTAAGGTTTGTAACCTGACCATGCAGCTTGTATTAGAAAATGCGCAGATGGCAATTGGCGGTATCTGGCAAGCAGATGATGATGGCGTTATTAATGTCGATACAATTCAGCTAATTCCCGGCACAATTGTTCCAAGAAGTCCAAATAGCCGTGGTCTTGAGGCTGTTCAGTCGCCATCAAGATTCGATGTTTCGCAGCTTATTATCGAAAATATGCAGCAAAACATTAAACGCGCATTGTATAACCAAGACTTAGGCCGGACCGACACTACGCCGATGTCAGCTACCGAAGTAGCGGCTCGCCAATCTAATCTTGCAGAAATTATTGGTTCTGCCTATGGCAGATTGCAGGCAGAGTTTGTTAATCCTGTGCTACGCCGCGTTATTTCTATCCTGAAAAAGCAGGGCAAGATCGAGATTCCAAAGGTAGATGGCCGTGAAGTTAAGATCGTTGCCAAGTCGCCGCTGGCTCGTGCGCAGCGCAATCAGGACATTATGCAGCTTACGAATTTCATTGCTCTGGTTACTCAAACGATGGGTCCACAGGCTGCATCGCAGTTTATTAGCCCAGATGAAACCATCAAAAAG